ATTCTTAGATTATCAGGAGATGAAAGATAAACACGATTATGTTTTGGATATCTCTAATAAGAATGGTGACCTTTCTAGTACTGCTACTCACATTGCTGTTTTTTCCGCTTTTACCGAAGGTATGCAGCTTTTTAGTTCTTTTATCATGTTGCTTAATTTTCCACGCCACGGGAAAATGAAGGGTATGGGCCAAATTGTTACTTGGTCTATCGTTGATGAAACAATGCACGCTGAATCAATGATTAAATTGTTCCGTACATACATTGAAGAAAATAAAGAAATCTGGAATGATGAACTTAAAGGTAAGATATATACAATTGCTGAGAAGATGGTTCAATTAGAAGATAAGTTTATTGATTTAGCATTTAGTATGCAAGCTATAGAAGGTCTAACGAATGCTGATGTTAAACAATACATTCGTTACATTGCTGACCGTAGATTGATTAGTCTTGGTTTGAAAGGCATCTTTAAAGTGAAGAAGAACCCATTGCCTTGGGTTGAAGAAATGATTAACGCACCAACACATACCAATTTCTTTGAGAATCGTGCTACTGACTATGCTAAGGGCGCATTATCAGGTAATTGGGGTGATGTTTGGGCCAAAGCAGCTTAAAGGAAAAACATGGGAACGAAAACAATAACAGCAGAGTGTACAAACTGTGAATCGAGCTATGACATGATCTATATGGAAGAATTAGTATCAGAAGAATATCCGGAGTTTTGCCCGTTTTGTGGTGAAACCATCGAATCGTTGTCCGAAGAAGAATATATAGATGAGGATGATGATTCTGATGAGGACAAATGGGAATAAACTGGACATACAAAGATAAAGATTTTACAGAGGATTTAATTGGCGACAATTATGGATTTGTGTATCTTATAACAAACAATGTAACAAGTAAAAAATACATTGGTAAAAAATTCTTCTATTCCTCAAAAACAAAACAAGTAAAAGGCAAGAAAAAGAAATTTAAAGTTTCTTCGGACTGGCAAACTTACTATGGTAGCAATGAGGAATTGAAAAAAGATGTTATAATGCATGGACAAGAATTGTTTAGCCGAGAAATCATACATCTATGTAAAAGCAAAGGTGAATGTGGTTATCTTGAAGCCAAAGAACAATTTGTCAACGGTGCGCTGGAAACAGATGACTATTACAATTCTTGGATTATGGTAAGAGTAAGAAAGTCACACATTAAAGGTTTGCAATGTTAGAATACTTGAAAGATATTGAGGAATATGATGCTTTGTTTTTCATGCCTCATCCGGATGTGGACATACACATACAATCAAATAGATACAAGAATCCTGGTACACCAGTAGATGTTAGCTCTATTGGGCCAAGTTGGCATGTTTTGTTGTTTACCTGCAACGAAGAAACCGACACATTGGAAAACCTGGATGCATTTGATGCTGTTCTGAGTGATCCTAGGGAATATATTTCAACATTAATACCACAAGGTTGGTTTGGAATAGTGGCAAAGAAAACAACCACATCCAACTCTTTTATGTCAGATGCGCTTGACAAGATCAAGAGTATGATGTAAAATACAATCTTTGAAACAGAAAGTTTATTATGATTCTCGTTGACCTTAACCAGGTATTGTTGTCTGGACTGATGGCTCAAATTGCCAGTCAAAAAGGTGTTAAGTTGGAAGAAGGTCTTATCAGACATATGATCCTGAACATCATCAGGACGCACCTAAAGACATTCCGCAAAGAATATGGTGAGGTTGTACTCTGTAGTGACAACCGCAAGTACTGGCGCAAGGAATTCTTTCCCTTCTACAAGGCTGGCCGCAAAAAAACAAGAGAAAAATCAGACCTTGATTGGCATCTGATTTTTGATATGCTTTCCAAATTCAAACAGGAACTCCGTGACAACTTTCCATACAAAGTGGTTGATGTTGAGGGAGCAGAAGCGGATGATATCATTGGTACACTTGTACCTCGTCATATCATGCATGAAAACATCATAATTATTTCCAGTGACGGCGATTTTCTACAATTACAGATGTATAATGGTAGAAGTGAGTTTACTGTGAAGCAATACAATCCTGCACAAAAGAAATTCATCATTTCGGAAAATCCAGTAGCTGAACTGAAAGAAAAAATCATTCGTGGTGATAAGGGTGATGGTATACCGAATGTACTGTCAGTGTCAGATTGTTTCGTGCGTGATATTCGTCAAACACCAATCAACAAAAGTAAATTTGACAAATTGATGGAAAAAGATTATGGTGAATGGGAAGATGAGAATGCTAGAATTGGTTATTCTCGTAATCAGACACTGATTGACCTCAGAAATATACCAGGTGATATCAGAGAGAAAATCATAAATAGTTATGAAGAAACTAAACCGGCATCCAAAGGTAAAATTTTGGATTATTTAATTGCCAACAAACTGAAAAGTTTAATTGATGTTATTGAGGAATTTTAATGAAACCGTTATATGAAATATTTGATGCAATTGATGATGCTCAAAGTAGAAAAGAGAGAATGGACATAATTAGCCAAAATTTGTCACAACCACTAGTTGATGTTTTTAAATTAACATATCATCCAGATTTTCAATGGAAGGTAAAAGAAATACCTGAAAATTATAAAGTACCAACTGATATGTTACCCGGTATCACGCATGATAGTCTAGCACACCAGTTGCGTAGATTGTATATGTTTCAAGAAGGCAATCAAATGGCCGAAACATTAACAGATAGAAGAAGAAATGAACTCTTGATTCAGATGTTGGAATCAATCGAACCAAGAGAAGCAGAAATCTTATTGGGTATATTCCAAAAAGATTTGGGAGTAAAAGGTATAAACTATAAATTTGTAAAAGAGGCATTTCCAGACCTTCTACCATAATGGACAAAGAAAATATAATTGTCGTATCCGGCGAATTTGATCCTATCTCTTATAATGAATTTAAACTATTAAAAAAATGCAAGTCAAAGTGTGATTGGCTTGTTGTTGGCGTACATTCTGACGCTTACATGAAGTTACTCAAGGACGGCTTCAAAAATACACACGACCAAAGAAAAGAAGTAATAGAAAGTTTTCCATTTATTGATGAAGTATTTACATTCAATGATATGGACGGAACATCATGCAATTTGTTGAGAATAATTAAAATGTGCTATCCAATGTCAAATATAATCTACGTGTCACAAACAGACATGACAAATATGCCAGAATCTCGTATTCGTGGTATAACCTTTGAGACTATTAAATAAGGAGTTAAATTAAAGTGTCAAAATTTTCCGGTAAGTTTCGCAATTACGATGATGATGAGAATTCTAATTTTCAACCAAGAAAAAAGAAAAAAGAACAACAAAAAACCACAAGAAAGAAATCTAATTATGATGATTATGATTATTTCATGGGCAGTGAGGATTATCAAAAACCCGGTAGAAGAAAAGCAAGACAATTCTAGTGTTGTTTTCCTGCAACACACATATTGACAAATATCCTGAATAGTGTATAATACACTCATTCGTTGGAGAAATTTTATGATGTTCTATGTACGCCCACCCAAGTCAAAGGCTAAAAAAGTGCCTAAGGCTAAACTCGAGCAGTACGAAAAATGGTTGCAATCACACCAACCAACAAAACCCCTTAAAATCCAAAAAACCAACAATACATTGAATGGTTATAAACTGTCAACACCTGTTGGCCGTGAAACCAAGCAATACAAATCATTAAATACCGGTGAAGTTGGTGCAACCAAAGCTGAACCAAAGGTTTATACTGGTACAAACATGCTTGGTATTGCAACAATGCACAAGTCCAACGCTGTTCCTGTGTTTAACAGTGAAGCAGCTGTAGAAATTTCAAACATGAGGCGTTAAAATGAGTAAAAAAATGAGTTTTGTTGTAAAATTGCAACGACCGGTGTGTCGAACACCAATCAAGCCTGTGCAAGCGCATAAAAATGTCGCAAAATACAGTCGTAAAAATGATAAAAAGACAATTTTGTCGCAAATCACTGAGCTAGGAGCATAAAATGTCGCAAATCACTGAGCCAAAACAAGAACCGATTGAATGGCAACCTTTGGATAAAGTTATACGTGAGTGGGCAGTCATGTCCCAATTCGAAAATGACCAAGATTGGTACAATAAACTGAAGGAACAGTGCGAATGAACAAAATTTACAACTACGAAGAAATTTTCGAAGAAATACCTGGCGATCCCGACAACATTTTGCTAAAATTTCCGCCGGAAATGTTGGAACAAACCGGTTGGAAAGAAGGTGACACTATAAACATTAAAATTGTTAACGGAAGTTTACATATTTCAAAAAATGATGTTGCAAAAAAACAACTCAGCCTTGATTTTTGATTGATAGTGTGATATAATAGAGTTATCACACAGGAGTTTTCATGGAATTGATTGAATCTAAATCGTTGCTGGCCAAATTGATGGCTACAGAAAATCTAACGATTGAGCAGCGCCCGGTACAAACAGCATCCTTTGATGTTCGTAACCGTGTTTTAGTTGTACCCATCCTCGACAAGAATATTTCAAATGAAATTTATGATTTATTCATGGGACACGAAGTTGGTCATGCTCTTTACACTCCGATGGAGGGTATGCTTAAA